GCACTCAAGATAGATTTGAAGTCACTTGGAGTTGTTCCCCAAAACTTAGTGTCTCAGGAGAACCTTGGGAGACTGCTATTAAGCCTGATGTTGCTAGTCAGTATAACAGTGTTAACAGTAGTGAACTTTATCTCAAGTTTGTTGTGGCTACTGATGACGACTTTGACGAAGTTACGAAAGCTGTGGACGCTTACAGAAGTGCCGGGGTGGAATGTCCGGTATATCTTATGCCAATGGGTGGACGCAGTGAAGAATATTCCCTCAATGTTAAAGACGTTGCCGAAGCGTGTATGGAAAGAGGATGGAGATTCACTCCAAGACTCCACATCTCACTATTCGGAAATGCCTGGGGAACTTAATAAGTTGAGCGAATATAGAAATGCACAACACGCAAAAGCAATGAAAGCATCTATTGATCAAGATGCAATACGAAAGGCAGGATGGTAAATATGGATTGGAATAAAGTAAAAAAAGCAATAGGCATACAGCCTAAAATTGCAAAAGAAGTAACTAAAGAACCTACACAAGAAGACATTAGACGTGACGCTCTTGATAAAGAAAAAGAAGCAGCAACTAAAGCAGGTCAACCTTGGGTTGCTGTATTAGATACACAAGTAAATCCAGATAACATTCGAAACGGGTTCTTTGAGCTCGATTGGAATAATGAGTTTATCGAACAATTACTTGATGTAGGGTATAGTGGAGAAACGAACGAAGAAATTGTTGATCAATGGTTTAGAACTATTGTTACTCAAATGCTTCAAGAAGATGGACAAGACTCGGATAGAGGAATGGGACATATTAATGTAGTACCAATTGACAAAGGAAGAAGTGAAGTATCTTAGTACTTGACACAAGCCAGATCTGGTGCTATAATAGTACTATAATTTACACAAAGGCAAAACTATGTTAGAAATTTTAGGCATTACACTACTTGTTGCATTCGTGCAGAATGGCGACTTGTTCTCATTATGTATATCGGGGTGTTCATAATATGGCAACTTACATTCTTGTAGACACAGCAAACACTTTCTTTAGAGCTCGGCACGTTGTACGTGGCGACTTAGATACTAAAGTAGGTATGGCACTACATATTACTCTTGCAGGTGTTAAGAAAGCATGGAAGGACTTCAATGCTGATCATGTTGTATTCTGTTTAGAAGGTCGTAGCTGGCGTAAAGACTTTTATGAGCCGTACAAGCGTAATAGGCAAGTTGCACGTGATAAGATGACTGTTACTGAGTCAGAAGAAGATAAAGTGTTTTGGGAAATATTTGACGAGTTTAAAGACTTTGTAAGTACAAAGACTAACTGTACTGTTATGCGTCATCCGCAACTAGAAGCAGATGATCTTATTGCTGGTTGGGTACAAGCACATCCTAATGACAATCATGTTATTATTAGTACTGACGGTGACTTTGCACAACTTATTGCACCTAACTGTAAACAGTATAACGGCATACAAGATGTTACAATTACACACGAAGGTTACTTTGATAAGAAAGGTGATCGTGTAATTGACAAGAAAACTAAAGAGGACAAGCCTGCACCGCTACCCGACTTTATGTTGTTTGAGAAGTGTATGCGTGGCGACACAAGTGACAACGTGTTTAGTGCTTACCCTGGTGTACGTAAGAAAGGCACTAAGAACAAAGTAGGTCTTATTGAAGCATATGCTGACAAAGACACTAAAGGTTACAACTGGAATAACATGATGCTACAGCGTTGGACTGATCATGAAGGTGTAGAACATCGTGTACTAGATGACTACAATCGCAATGTTGTACTATGTGATTTGACTGCACAACCTGCAGACATTAGAGAGATAATTAATAATACTATTGCAGAGAATGCAAAGCCTAAAGAAGTATCGCAAGTTGGTATGAGACTTATGAAGTTTTGTGCTAAGTGGGATATGCAACGTATTGCAGATCAGGCGGCAACCTTTGCAGAACCCCTACAAGCGAGGTACATTAAATGAGCGTAGAAGCTAAAGAAATTTTAAAGAATAAATTTTGGATTGTTGAATCCAAAGGTGAAAGATTAGGCACACTATCAGTCAACGACGAAAAGCAATATATGCTCACTAACCAAGATGGAACTAGATTTTTTAGTAATATTAAACAACTAAAAAGTTCTTTAAATACAGAAATATCATGGACTGACTCAAAAACTATTGAGGATAAAGCAGAAAACATAGTACACGGTTATGCTACTAGTTGTACTCCATATAATCCTATATTTGACGTAAAGAACAAATTACCGTTGTTTACTAAAAGTCAAAAGTCAAAGAGTCTATATTGTGCAGGTTACTTTATTATTAAATTTGATAAAGGTTGGGTTAAAAGTTTTTGCCCAAAAATGATAACAGTTGAACGATACATAACTCAAGGTCCGTTTAAAACTGACATTGAGATGCGACAAGCATTGAGTATTGTTAATGCAAGGTAATATACTTTTCGTAGGTTGTAGTCATTCTCAAGGTTACTGGAGGAATAATCTTCTTAAACAGGACCATATGTGGAATGATAATAACTATGCAAAAATATATGCACAAGAGTTGGCTGACGAACAATGTTATGTATATGCACAAGGCGGTGCGCCTAATAGTAAATATCCTCGGTGGATAAAGCATATGTTAGATATACACAGCAATATCTCTAAAGTAGTAATACAGTCTACGTACTGGGATAGATGGTTAATGGCTACTAATAAACTGGTAGACTATCCTGAGTTAGAAGTTGGACATTTTACAAGAGAATATGAAAAAACTGATGATTACATTTTATACGACGATTACAACTCTGTTGAATATACTTACGGAGAATGGAGTGAAAAAATAAAAACATCAAGTGTAAGACCATACACTCAGGGTATTCCGTTGTTAGACGGAGGTTTACGTTGGCCAGGATATGATGATAGTTACATGCATATGAAATTTCATACTGATGTAACTACACACCTAACACATGAAACATACTGTAAAGATCTTTGTTTAATTGACCTATTATGCAAAGAAAAGGGTATACCTGTATATGTATGGCGCATAAATGATAAGGTTGATTGGCCTAAAAACTTTAATACTTACAGTAATCTTAGCAATACAAAAGTATTTTCGCAATCTGCAGAAAACTGGATTAACGAACATCAAGGTATTGATATTACTAAAACACAAGTCGATGAAGAACATTACAGCGTTGATTCGCATAAACTAATTGCACACAAATTTATTCCGGAGTTACTTAATGACTGATCCAATAAACACACTTCCAATACAACAATTTATTTCATCTGTAAAGTCTGCAGATGCTAGTAATGCTAGAGAAGTAAAGTTAGACACACAGTCTGCTAAAAGACTAGCGTTTACTCTCGGTGAAGTTTTAGCTCGATTAAATGGTGACTTAGAAGAATTACTAATCAAAAAAGCATCAGGCGATGATGATAAGGTAGTTGTACAATTTGGAAGTACGGAAGGCAATTGGAAGTAATTGTCAATTATTGGATTCACTCGAATTGGTAAATCTTTAATTACTAGTTGCCTAATAGTTAGAGGAAATCGTTGTTACAGCATTCCTTTAGTGTTTCCTATTTACAACATTGTTAGATACTTTTGGATACTTTCTATTAAGTTACGATTGCGGCGCCTAAATAAACTACGCAGATAACTTAAAAGAGATAAATATATGCGTATATAATATTAAAGGATACGCATATGAGTAGACCCAAACCAACAGTTCTTCTTGAGAATATAGATAAGAAAACTTACAAGAGCGAACAGGTGCTAAAAGCAGAAGCTATCTGGGCTGTATTCTATAAGGACGAACCGTTTAACTTAAAAAGTTCAAATGTATTAACTAATTATCCTGGACCTAAATATAAGAAAACAAGTTTTTCAAATCCAGGACATGCCCACAACTTAGCTAAAAAACTAAACGATATGTTCCATTCAGACGAGTTTTGTGTTATGCGAATGACTACAGGTGACGTAGTTGTAGAAGAATGAACTGGAAAGAAACATACACTAAAGTCTTTCTAAAACAACTTCAAAAAAGTACTGATACTGCAACAGTTAAACAGTACATGCCTCTTTGGTGGAGGAACACAAGAAATAAAAGTACTGGCGGACTAAGGCTTACTGAGACTGGATACGAAATACTTATGAATATAGGTATTGAAACGTACGACATCCCTTTCCCATCAGACATGCCACTTACTACACAAGTTATTATATTTTTAGATCAGTTTATTAGTTGTCCGTACTTTATAACTAATAAAGGAATCATTGTAACAGATCAAAAGAAAGCAGTCGAACTAACTCTTTTTAGCGGCGATGTGCGTAAGTACGGACTAACAAAAGCAATGAAAAGATCAGAAAAAGGTTGACATTTGCTGTAATTAGTGTATACTGTATATATAAGTTAGAAATTAGCACTGATAACACATAAAGAGGGAATACACTATGTCAGACGTAACACGCACCGTTAGCCCGAACCAGGCAAAATCAAGTATTAAACATGCTCTTAAAAAGAAGCGTCCTATCTTTTTATGGGGTCCTCCAGGTATTGGTAAATCCGATATTGTAGGTCAAGTTACAAATGACCTAGGTAACTCACTCTTAATTGATATTCGACTATCACTTTGGGAACCTACAGACATTAAAGGTATTCCATATTTTGATACTAATATTAATAAGATGGTGTGGGGTGCACCTGCAGAATTGCCAGACGCAGTAATGGCATCAAAGTATGATACTATCGTACTGTTCTTAGACGAAATGAACTCTGCGGCACCTAGTGTACAAGCGGCAGCATATCAGCTTATTCTTAACCGTAAGGTAGGACAATATACACTACCAGACAATGTTGTAATTGTTGCAGCTGGCAACCGTGACGCAGACAAAGGTGTTACGTATCGTATGCCTGCTCCGTTAGCTAATCGCTTTATCCACTTAGAATTACGTGTAGACTTTGACGATTGGTTTAGCTGGTCAGTAGAAAATAAACAACATAATGATGTTGTAGGTTACTTAACCTTTGCAAAACATGATTTATATGATTTCGACCCTAGATCATCATCACGTTCATTTGCAACACCACGTACTTGGTCGTTTGTAAGTGAATTGCTTGAAGATGATTTAGACGAAGGCACCACAACAGATTTAATTGCTGGTGCAGTAGGAGAAGGACTTGCTGTTAAATTTATGGCACACCGTAAAGTTGCAAGTTCAATGCCAAATCCAAGTGATATCTTATTAGGAAAAGTTAAGGAGATGAAGACCAAAGAAGTCAGTGCTATGTATTCCTTGACCGTATCTCTTTGCTATGAACTAAAAGAAGCAAGCGACAAGAATGATAAAAAGTTTGACGATAAAGTTAACAATTTCTTACGCTTTGCAATGGATAACTTTGAAACAGAAATGGTAGTTATGGGTATCAAACTAGCCCTTGCACAATACCAACTTCCAATTGACCCAGATGAGGTTGAGTGTTTTGATGAATTCCATGATCGATTTGGAAAATATATTAAGGCTGCACAACAGTCTTAATACTATTAAGGGCGGGTTCTTTTGGGCTCGCCCTTATTTTTGGTTGACAAATACTATATAGATGCTATAATATATGTATAAGTTAGAACAATGAGAGGCGCAATATGTTAGATTTTTTACCACAGTGTGTAGCAATGCAAATGTCTACAGAAAAGACTGCAAGTAAACTAAAAAACTGGCAACCTGATCCAAACATTACTCCAGAACAACTAGAAGAAATGCGTGTAGAAGTATACGATCGTATTGTAGTTGCTCGTGTAGGTTTGCTTTTGCGTCATCCATTCTTTGGCAACATGGCAACACGTTTACGCATTTTAGCCGCAGATGAATGGTTAGGTACTGCCGCTGTAGACGGTCGTAACCTTTATTATAACACGCAATTCTTTAATGCAATGGACAATAAAGAAATTGAGTTTGTTATTGCACACGAAATCTTACATTGTGTATTTGATCACTTAGGTCGTAGAGGTAGTCGTAATCCTATGTTGTATAACATTGCTGCTGACTATAAAGTAAACAATACACTAGTACGTGATAATATTGGTACTAAGCCTAAGATTGTTGACTGTTATCAAGATTTCAAATATGAAAAACATACTTCAGAAGAAATATATGACGAGTTGTTTGACGAAGCTAAAAAGAACGGTGAAGAGTTCTTAGAACAACTTGGCGAAATGCTAGATGAACACCTTGACATGGACGGCGAAGGTGGTTCAGACAGTGACGGTGACGGAGAAGACAAAGACAGTAACGGACATAACGTTTCTAAGAGTAAGCCTAAATATTCTAAAGACGAAATTAAAAAGATTAAAGACGAAGTAAAAGAAGCAATGATAAATGCTGCACAAAGTGCAGGTGCTGGCAATACTCCGGCAGAAGTTGCACGTATGATATCTGAGCTTACAGAACCTAAGATGAACTGGCGAGAAATACTTCGACAGCAAATACAGTCTACTATTAAAAGTGATTATACATTTATGCGTCCAAACCGTAAAGGACAAATGAGCGGTGCAATACTTCCAGGTATGAACTTTCAAGATACAATTGACTTGTGTATTTGTTTAGATATGAGTGGATCGATTGGCAATGTACAGGCTACAGACTTCTTAAGTGAAGTAAAAGGTATAATGGACGAATATCAAGACTACAAAATTACGTTATGGTGTTTTGATACTAAAGTTTACAACGAACAAGAGTTTAATGGCGATGGCGCAGATGACTTATTAGACTACGAAATTATGGGTGGCGGTGGTACTGACTTTGATGTCAACTGGACTTACATGAAAGAACATAATATACAGCCTAAGAAATTCATCATGTTTACAGATGGTATGCCTTGGGATAGTTGGGGTGACCCAGACTACTGCGAAACAGTGTTTATTATCCATAGCCATTATGATAAAGGGTTGCAGGCACCATTTGGTATTACTGCACACTACGATGAACAGGCAGCATGATAAAAAATAAAACACCTAATGCACTAAACTTCTTTGATATTCGAAGAGTTGACTTTCCAGTCGAACACTTTGAATCTATTACTATGCCAGTAATGTATAACATTGAAGACTCTGTAGCTAAGTGGATTGAACTTAATCTAAAAGGAAGATTCTACATAACAAAGGTACTAAGTACAGTAGACAATACTGTAAAGCAATGTATTCGAATAGGATTTGAAGATGCCAAGGAATGTTCTTATTTCACTTTGGCGTGTCCATATTTAAAATATACTTAAATATATTAACAGCGCATTTAATTAATTATAGGAGACTAAAATGAGCAAAGAAACAAAAGCACCTGAAGCACCCGCAGCAACACCGGAAAACGAGCAGGCTACTGGTGCAGAACTAACAGTTAATGATTTAGCAGCATTGAAGCAAATCATTGATGTTGCTAGTCAGCGTGGTACATTTAAACCAAATGAAATGGTTACCGTAGGACAAACTTACGCAAAACTAGAAGCATTTTTAGCTGAAATTCAAGCGGCACAACAGGCTGCAGAAACTGAACAAGGAGCATAAATTATGGCAAGAGCTATTAAACACGTTGGGCGATTAGCCCGCAATCAAAGAAAAGTAATCGTAGCATACAGGGTCGTTCCAGGTGAACCAGACAATTGTATTATCGTACAAACAGAAAGTCTAATGGCAGAAGAACATGATGCACTTATGACTGCTGTAGAAGGCAATGCTGGACAAGAAGCATATGAGTTTGGTGAAGCAATGGCTAGAGCACAATTACCTGATGGTAGAAATATGTTAGCAGGATTTCATACAACTGGCAAAATGATGAAGATGCCAACTAAAGAAATTGAAATGGTACCTGATGGAACTACAACTATTCTTTTATCAGAACTAAACAAAATTATTGCTGATCAAAAAGGCGTTACTGTTGCAGACTTAGCATTAAAAGGCAAAGACGGTAAAACAACACCGGTAGCAGAAACAGTAGCTAATCCGTCAGAAGCTTATACAAATACATCACAACCAGATGTATTATCAGACGATCAATTAGCAGCACAATATAGGTCACAGGCAGATGCTTTATTTAAAGAAGCAAAAGTACTTAGAGAACAAGCAGAAGAGTTAGTTCCTACTAAGAAAAAGCAAGCCAAAAAAGTGACTGAAGAGAGTGCCTAACAAAAAGGACCCCTCTCTTCCACCCGATGTTATAAGTCATTGGCCCGAAGTATTTGAAGATCTAGACGTACAAGTTGTACCATTAGAATACTTAGATTCAATTCGAGTATTTTTTGTAGACGGAAAAATTTGGGACATTGATATTGATAAGACTCGAAAACTTAAACAAAACGGTAGTCCAGAATCATTAGAGGATACCTTAGAAGACTTATTTAATCAATACGAAAATGTTATTACAAACATTGACTTTAGACTTGATACACAGCGATTAAAACAAGACATTACCAATCGCACTAAATTGTTTCTAAAGAAAAGAAAGTAATCTTTGCTATTGGATAAATACAATTAATAAATGTTATTCCAGGAGTATAGATAAATGGCGTTACGACTAAGACGTGGTTCAGATGCAGAAAGACAGCTTGTTACCCCACTACAGGGTGAACTTATATACGCAACTGATACCAAAAAAATATATGTAGGCGATGGTGCTACACTAGGGGGCGTACTTGTTGGTCCAACAGAAGCAGATGCATTTACATCTGTTGTAGGAGATACTAGCCCGCAACTAGGCGGCGATTTAGATCTTAACAGTAATAATATTACAGGTGTAGGTAATATCAATATTGACGGTACTATTAATGCTACTGGAAATATTGGGTTGGGCAATGATGACAGTGATGTTATTAATGTTAGCGGTGTAATTAACTCTAACTTAAAACCAGCATTAGACGGACAGTTTAATTTAGGCACTAACAACCGCAGATGGAATAACTTGTGGGCAGAAGGTGCTGTAATTAGCGGCGAACTAACTACTGAATCATTAACTGTTACAAACAATATTACCACTGTTGGTAGTAGTGTACTATACAATGCATCAAATGATACATTACAAGCGGCAGCTATTATAGGTAACTTAACTGGTAACTTATATGCCGACGACAGTACTGTTGTTGTAGATGCAAATCAAAAGAAATTTACAGGGGAAGTTGAAGGTAACATACTAAGCCCTGGTTTATCAACATTTACAGGCGGCATGAACATTACAACTGCTAATATTGACGGCGGTACAATGGACGGCGTTGCTATTGGTCAAGACGGTGTTACACCTGTAGCTAATATCAAAGGACGTGAGGTTAGAGCACAAAACGGATTCTTTGGTAACGTAACTGGCGATACTACAGGATATCATATAGGTGATGTTTTTGGTAGTATTAAAGGTAGTGTATTTGGCGGCGATTCAAGTATTATTATCGACGATTCAACTAGTACTGTACTTGGCAATGTTAATAACTCAACTACAACTTCAAAACAAGTAAACTCTGCAACTATAAATCTTAGTGGAAGAGATGATGCGAGTAATCCAGCAGCTGTGTTAATTACTACAACTGACACATATGCCGACGGAGCACAATTTTCAGCGTTAGGACATTCAGACACTGTTGATGGTTTAGGAATGCAACTAGCTAGATTTAGAGGAACAGAAGGATCTCCAGCAGGCTTACAAGTAGGTGATGAAATCGGAACAATGTTGTTTATCGGCGGTGATTCGGCAGGAACAGCGACACCGGCAGCAGCTTTTAAAGTTGAAGTAAACGATACTCCTGTAGCAGGTAATGTTAAAGCTGGCTTTTGGATAGCAACACAAAACGCAGCCGCAGGCAATGCATTGACACCTGCACTAGAACTTACTAGCAGTCAAGGTGCTAACTTCTACGGTCCAGCTAAATTATATAGTTTTGCAGATACTACAGCAAGAGATGCTGCTATTGCTACTCCTGCAGCAGGCATGATGATTTACTTAACTGCTACAAACAAAGCACAGGTTTACAACGGCTCTGCTTGGACAGACCTACACTAATTAAACGTACTTACTTGACACGTATGAAAAGGCACGTTGCTTGCATTTGAAGCATAGTGCAATTCTTTAGAATCAAACTTCCAAACATCACCTGCCTTAAAGTTGGTGATGTTTCTATTTTCAAAGCCTACATAATGACCAAATGTAGCATCTTCTAAAAATATAAGATATCTAAAACACCGTTCTATTTCTATATTATGCTCTTGCCTAAGCGTATAAAACGTGTCTTTGTGTGTTGGAAGTATTACATTAGGCATTATACAAGTCCAGCTTACAGACGCTGTATGAGCGTCTAAGACGCCTTTAAATTGCTCTGCACAGGACAATTCTTCATTAAAACTTTGTAATAGATATCCGCTATTGTAGTAATCTTTGTCTAAGTGATTGAAATTTTTAGCGTCCCAAACTACATTCCTTGTGTAGTTATGGGTAGACAATTCGTCTTTCCAAAAATTATCAATAGTAGTGTAATACTGTAACATTCATATTATCCTTTATAGTAAATGTCCAAATCCTGTTTTATTAAAGTAGTGATTAAGTTCTGCACTACTAGCATTTAACGTTTTTAAAATTCTAGCATTTTCTTTTGCTAAATTGAAAAAATGAATTTTGTTATATTCTACATCTTTAGAAAAGTTAACTCTATTATGCAAGATATATTCTAAATTGTCAACTAATAATTTAAGTCTTTTAGACTCGTCCTTTACTGTAGCATACTCTGGATAAGGCAAGTAATTTTCAAATGTTTTAAATCCTAGATCTTTAATATATTCAAACATTTGTACATTGCCAGCAAACAAGAACGGATGACCTTGTACAAACACGCGGTATGTTTTTTCAGTAAGAAATTTGCTGTTGTTATTGTTGTCCCCCGGATGTCCTTCAGATATAATGCTTAGACCAGTATTAGCATAAACAGCAGGATCAATCCAAGATGAATTGTTTGTCCATTCAGTTGCTACAGGATTTTTTTCAGTTCCGTATGTTTTAGATTCTTCATATACATTATCAATCTTACGCTCTGCAAATTTTATAAAATCATAATAATCTTTTGTTGAAGAGAAATATTGTAAAGAGTTAGTCTTTTGTTCTAGTGTCCAGGGAGTAAAAAAACTCCACTCTGCATATTGTAATAAGTTTCTTTTGTACAATTCATATAACAATCCTATACGATTAGGTCTGTCAGGAACTCCTCCAAGAAATAAAAATTTATTAGTATTACTATAGTTGCATACAGTTGTATCTTTATAACTATTATATACAGTATGTAGATTAAAGTTAAATGGTATTTTGGTACATTTAACCTTGTTATTATAACTCTGGCCAGTTACAATTTTAACTTCTATTTGTAAAGAATTAGCATAATCTAAAATATCGTTATATAGTTGATTCCAAGTATTATTATTTTTATAAAGAAACCCGTCAACAAGCATTAACCCTAAAATACTAGTATACCCTTGCTTAGATGCTTCGAGTATACTATTTTTTAGTTTTTTCTTTGTTGTATTTTCTAACGAATCATTTTCTTTTGAAAATACTTCAAAGTTTATTATTTTACTGTTTGTCCTCAATTACAACACCCCAGCTAAACATGTTAAATATTCTTTCAACAATATAAAACAATGTCATGTTGGTTGCTGCTTGCATTAACGCAAAACTAGTTGCTCCGCTAGTTGTTGCTTTAAGGACAAAAGTAGCAACGATAAATGCTGCTATCATTGTAAGACTTCTATAGATAACAGTTTTAATTAAGCTACGCCAATGGTTATCTTTACCATCTTCAAATCGAAGCCAAGTAGTAAACAACCAAGCTCTTTCATGAATGTAATAAATTGTTGTTCCGAGAACAATAACTATAGCGCCAACTTGACTTGCTTCTATCCAAGTAGCTCCCATAACATAAACTGATATTAACATAATTGCTAATACAGCTAAGGCTCTATAAATTACAGCTTTAGCTATTGTTCTTGCATGTGTTTCTTTAATCATTATTTTTTTCTCCTAATAAATATGATGTCTAAAATATTCTCTAATTAATTCGTTATCTATTTTAAATCCATAATAAAAATTTTGCTTTACTAACTGCATTGAAGTTTTTACTTTTACTTGTTTAAAATTAGATTCAACTAAATTAGCATAGTTTTCAATTTCTTCTGCTGTTTTACTATCCCAATGTGCTATGTATAAGCAATGGTTAATACTATCAGCTACTATATGATAGTCTTCATGAGATTTATTTAATTCGTCTATAATTGACATTTTTATATCTTCGCCATTAATACGCAATAAATCATCTCTACCTTGATGCGCCCAAAATCCATTTTCCATTTTAAATACATCACTCATAGTTTCTTTTCTATTGTACACTGGCAAATCAACTATTAGTTTTCCATCTTCTGCTAATTCTAAGTTATACCAGTCATCAAATATAGTGTATAATTTTGAATCTTTATCCCAATGTTCTTTATCAAAGACATTTATAAACAATGGTCCTAGTGTTTCATTAGAACCAAACAAGCTAGTTACATTTTTAATAATGCCGTCGCGAGCTGCAAGTTTTATACTGTTTAGTGTATATGTTAACACTAAGATACGCAACTTTGGCCATGTTAAATTATTTTCTTTACTAGCTGCTATAAATTTTTCTATTAAGAACGGATATGGAAAAGAAACTGTAGATAACTTGTCTCTGTACGGTTCTAGTTGTTGTACTAAATCGTCCATAGGATGATCTTCATTAATTGCATAAATTACATGCTCAGTAACATTATCATTTGCTAATACTGGAAATAGTGTTACTGCTGCACTAGCACCATGATTAAGATTCTTAACATGCAATGCTACATCTTCAAACATCCACATGTTACGTTCAGCTACACCTCGTATAAATTCGTGTGTATGCTCAATAACTTTAGGTTTGCTAGTTGTGCCGCTAGTAGTTGCTTTAATTAAAATGTCATTAGGTTTAGGAAAAATTCCTGCTGCCCTATTAAAGTCTTCTTTACTTGTAACTGTAAAATCAATATCATTGTCTGCTAAACTATATGTTCTATTAGATATGTTTTCAAAATATACATACTTTGCAAATCCTTCTGGTTCTGTTTCTGCATACTTTCGAGTAAAGTCATGCAAAAATATATCTATTGGAAGTAGTGCTTCTGTTTTTGGATCATTGTATCCCGAATCTTTAAAATCGTCTGCACGTATATAATCAACTACTGCAATTTTTAATCCAAGTTCTGCTGATGCATAGATACAAGCTAGATAGTTAATATCGAGGGTGTGACTTCCAATTAAAATTGTTTCTTGAGATTTAGCATTACATTTATAAGTTAGTGCGTATTTCCAAAGATTGATTTTATCAACAAGTTCTGTTTTTCCGTATTCACTTCTGGTAAAATTATATCCCTCTACTAAGTTGGTCGCACGAAAATTGTCACTAATAAAGTGCCTAGTAATTGTACTCATAATATTCTCCAGGTATTCATATTGTTATTTATATACGTAGTTAATGATTACACTAGTATCCGAATGCTTCGTTCTTTACTTTAACAAAGTAATTATAACGATCTTCATATGTACTATTAAATCCGCCATGATAAGACTGCGGATCAAATATTATCGGAACATCTTGTTCATTAACATATAGTTTGTCATTGACTATAGAATGACCTTTTCCGTTTAAAGGAACCAATATATTGTAATGGGGCGGATCACCTATATTATCATCATTTGTCCAGTTATCGTAATGTAATGGTAACAAACAACCTGGCTCTAATATATTAATTGCTATTCTCTCCACGCCCGTCATAGTTTTTGCGTAGTTGATCATATCCTGAGCTGCTTCGTGTAGTTCAGGATATAAAACATAATAAGTGTCTTCGTACTCAAACGGTATTACTATAACAGAGAACCATCCTTTTAATAAAGGTTCATTATTAGCTTTACCTACGTCAACGCCAAATGGCTTTACATCAATTTTTTCTATTAGTTCGTGAATTAACTCAGTTAACTTATCCATCTTTTGTAAGTCAACATAACATTCATTTGGTAATACATCGGGGCGTCTTAATGTGTTCATATTAATACTTATCTAAGGTTCTATTCTATAAGTATTAATATGAACGATTACGAAATTGCAGATTGGTTGTTAAATAAATCAGACTTTGGATGGCTTGAATTAGACATCGAGTTTGACATCGAAGCATGGAAGCGTGAAACTAGTGCTGCAAAATTTGTAGATCATAGAGGCGGAGAACATCCTGGATGGAACAGTAGTTGCATACATGGTATTGATGTGGATAAAACTGGTGCGTGGACAAACTACGGCTATGAAAGAGAGGAAGATGTTCCTTACCAATGGACAAACATAAGCAAGCATACACCTAACATTAAAGGCTTTTGGGAATTGTTTCCATATGAACGCTATAGAAGAATACGTTTTATGCAACTCGAACCTGGCGGTAAAATAAATCCGCACAGCGATGCTCCTGGAAAGTTACCAGGTGAAGAAAATTTAGACATGCTTGAGTTTGGGGTACCTATTAACGTAGCAATTATTCACCCAGACGACTGTCATATGACTCTTGAAGGACACGGTACTGTTCCTTTCAAAGAAGGAAAGGCTTTTATAATTAATATAAGAAACGTACATAGTTTTGTTAACAATTCTAACACACCTAGAATACATTTAATAGCACATGGTATACCAGGTAAAAGGAAAGACGAATTTGTAGAACTAATTGCAAGAAGTTACAGGAAACAAAATGAATCACATTAAAATACTAGATGTGTTTTATGGAAACAAATGTAATCTTGCGTGTTCAAATTGTGATACACGTAGCGATACATTAAGAGGCTACGATCCAGAATTAGACACAATTAAAGAAAGCATTCGTTTAGCAAATGAAAAGTTTGATGTTGAAAACTGGAGTGTGCTAGGCGGAGAGCCGTTGCTTTACAAAGACAAAGTATTAGAAATTATCAAATACATTAGAAGCATAGAGCCAAATAAAACTATCTTTATGTCTACTAATGGTATGCTACTAAACAAAAATATAGACTGGATTGCAAATTTAATCAAAGAATACCGTGTTTGGGTACAAGTATGTAATCATACTGCAAAGTTTGGCAGTAAGGATAAAATTGTTTCTAGTGTTGCAGACGTAGCAGCACAATTAAACATTAATAAAATAGAGCCGGGATATCTATGGTGGTATAACATTATGAAATACGATACTGGCACAGATAACTGGAAAGAGTACGTTGACCGCAAGGGATGGGATATTACACAAAGAGATCTTAACGAAGTAACGTATATGGAAAATAACTACGGTATACATTATATGGAGTCTGACTGGTTTCATTCTATATACCAAACTGTTAATGGTGTACCTAAGCCATTTAATTCAGACGATCCGCAAGCATCTTATAATAATAGTTGCCCAAGTCAATTTTGTGCGTTCTTATATGAAAATAAAATTTATAAATGTGCTGCACTAGGAACCTTACAAAACTTTTTAGACAAACACAATCTATTAGAAGACGACGACTGGCAAAAATATTTAATGTACAAGCCGGTTGACTTAGACACTTGTACTGATTTAGAAGTTAAATATTTTTCAGATACACACTACTGCGGCGTAAGTGCATGTAGCATGTGTCCTAAAAATAAACAGGAAATAGTAAAAGACAAAATACAAGTCTTGCCTTTATATAAACATGAAAGATAAAATAACATTTTGTATTGTAGACGATATAGACACTTATGCTAATAGTGAAATACAAACTACTATTAGAAACATCAGTGACTTTACAATATCAAACATACATACTAAAGGCTATAAAGTTATTAAAGGAAAAGAGGTAGACAAACTTCTACGTAATGTTGATACCGATTATGCTGTTGTAATGAGCCCAGGAACAGAGTATATTAACGGTGATGCGTTTTTTAAAGCACTAGAGGATCTTGTAACCACAGACTTTTTTATAGCAGGACATGTATTAGATCGCACTATGCACGATGCTTATTACGAATTACATCATCAGTGCTATGTGGTTAATATGGCGGTTTATAATGCATATAAGAGCCCTACAGTAGGCGCTTTTGAAAAAGACGTACAACACACCCAACTAGAACCTACTCGTAGTTTAAGCAATATACACGACGATTATACCCCAAAATTTGTATCTAAAGGATTGCATAGACAACAATACTCGAATCGATGTCACGGTTGGAATTTTTTACGTCTAGCATTTGAAAACAACTTACCTGTTGTTGTGTTTGATGACGATATTAGAAATAATAAAAAACATTACTATCCAGAAAGCGAACAAGACTTTTACAAAAATATTGATTATATAGAACATAAGTTTAATTACTGCAAAGAAGAGTTTGTTCATACTGACAATACAGAATGGACTACTGGTATTAATGACGTCTACGAACAACTAGTATTGCCAGCAAGCGGAACGTTATACTTGGATTTAATTGACAAAGGTCGTGTAATATTTTATGACTACAATCAATGTGCATTAGACTACTGGCAGGAGAACTGTCCACCAAAAGACGGTGTTGAATATATATTCGTCTACGCTAACTTACTAGAAGAATTATCTATTGTAGACTATATTGATCCTAATCTAAAGACACTTGTTAATCTATCAAATATATTTTGCTATGAAGGTACTGCTGCAAAATATTCTTTACAACATAGATTACTAGCACAAGAAAATTTAGTAAGTGTTCTTAGGAGAAAAATTAAACGTGTTAAAATTAATTTTTCTCTCAAAGCAAATGCAGGACATTAAAATTTTTGTTTAAATAACAGCATCCACGCATCAAACTCAACGTCACCGCGCATAAAGTCTCGACGAACTCCAACAGACTGTGTGCTTGTTAGATCATAAGATAACCATATCCTCGAAAAGTTATTGTCCATCTTAGATTTACCAATACCTGTCATACGTGTATAGTCTGCTCGTATTCCAACTTTAGGTGTAACTTTAGTCATAATACCTGTTTCAGCACCTAAATAATTTTTGCTAGAAATGCCTGACGGTTGTAATGACCCTGCCATTCCTCTTACGAAAATCTGAGTACGCTTTGCTATAGGCACTTTATACCTAGCACCTACTTCGTACAATGCTACTACACCGTTTGAAGATCTGTTGTTACTTCCTTGATAAAGTACATCAACGTCTACTTGTGGATTTAAATCTTTAATATATTTAAACGCAAAAGCATCGCTAATCGTGTTGTTTGCATTTTTTTGATGACTTGCTGCAAAATTAATACTGTCTGCAAATGCAATACTCGATAAAAAACTTGTGCAAAATGCAATTATTACTATGTGAAAATATCTTTCTTTAAATTTCATTTTTTTCTCCTTTTAAAAATTTAATTTGGTCTATAAAAAACTTACTACTATCTGTTGCTATT